AGTAATGGTCCGCCATGTAAACGTCTTGGACACATAGGGCATCTTGCTTGACATTTGGAAGTTACTTCTAAATGTATTGCTGTTATGTCTGTGTAATTATACATGCTGTGTTCCTATAATCATAAATCTTTTATATTTTGCTAATTGTAATTCGTTTGCTGTTTCAACATTTAACTTTGATTTCTTTACAAATTCATCTAATGTTTCACTACAATTAATATGTTCATCTAATTCAAAGTAATTGTTAGATTGTAAAATTATTTTTGCCGATGATGGAACATTATCTAACCATTGCATATACTGCTCTTGTGTAATATGTTCACAACTGGTATTGATAACAAAATAAGGATTAGTTGTATATTCATAACTACACATGTCTCCTGTAACTGCTTCAAACATACCTTCCATCTCTTGACGTTTGTTTATTGTACTTGCAATTTGTTTACAAGCTGGATCAATATCAATACTTATAATATGTTTGATACCAATGTCACTATTAAACAACATATTTGCTAGTACACCGTTCCAGCCGCCATGTATTACAGCATTAGCATTACTAATTGCTTTAGATTTTTTACTTAAACATTCTATTAACCAAGTTTTAGATTCTAACTGTCCTCCCCAGAAACTTTCAAGCGTACGGTCACGGTCATCGCTGTTGCGAATTGCATCCATCCAAAATTTTATGTCTTCGATATCTATTTTCATCGTTGAACCTTGGGTATCTTGTTGTCAGCACTACTAACACATGTATCAGTTATGCAACTAGTTGGTGTCTTAAACAGCGTAAACCCGTCCTGTAGCGTACCTAGAGGTTCATCGCTACAACTATAAGCTCTTTTAACTTCATCGCCGCGGATAATACAACTTTGATATCCTGCGTTACAACTCCATCCTTTAAATTTGTTAAACCCAAAAGCATTTAATCGTTCTGCTTGATCAAGTTCGTAAGCTATTCCTTGATAGTCTTTGAGGAGTACTTGCGGGATTGTTTGTTCTGAATCTGTTTGGAGGATTTTTGTTTGTTCTTCCGTGTAACCACTGACCACAAATGACGCAGTAGGATCTGATTGCGGCTTAAGAGTAACGTGTATTCCTCTTTTAATAAATCGTAAACTTCTTTCATAATATTCATCCCATAGTTCTGGTACCATAACTTGATTAATAGTTACAAGTACTCCTGCTTTCATAAGTTGAAGACACTTGTCTCCAAACTCTTGTTCGTTAGCAAACTCTGCATGAAAACTTGCTGTAATACTTCTACGTTGCAAATTATTAGTTGCTTCTAACCAATTGTTCCACCACTTGCTTCCTGGGCTTAGGTTTGTAGTCATATGCAAACTTTGGTATTCGGGTGTTGCATCACTGCAATAATACTCTATAAGTTCCCCGAACTTTTTATATGCTGTTGGTTCGCCACCGCTAAAACTAAAATGAAATTGTGTAAAGCCATTGTCTCTTGCTTGACGTTTAATTTCATCAATTGCGTTTGTGTATACTTCAAAGTCTTGATGATCTGGCTTATCTGTGTTTGCATAAGGCCAACAGTAACTACATTTATAATTACAAAACCTTCCAAGGATCCAGCTAACATTAAACAACGGATTGTTTAACATTGTTTTTTGTCCTAAAGATACGATTTTAGTAAACGGAATCTTTTGCAAACTGCTCTCCTAACCATTCAAAATTATTTATTAACCCCAAATCAGCGCCGACACGAAGGCCAAACTGCATACCAGCATTAGCACCTCGTAACGCATATCCACTATGTATTCCATCAGCATGAGTAGTCCAAGTTTTAAGTCTATCATTTGTTTCTTCCTCTAGTTGTCCTTGTATTGTTTTACTTGCCAACTTTGCACATTCTCTAAATGCGCCGCGCCATGTACTCAATGGATCTGTGTTAAATGCTGTAATATTACTTACAGTTGGCATTGCTTTAAATTTATTACTAATACTAGTAGTCATATCATTTGTTGTAGTATCCATCTTTAGTGTAAGCATACGTGGTAATAACTTAACCCCACCGTATCCATACTCTAATCCGTTAACAGGATTTCTTGCTCTCCACACATGAACACAATCTAAATCGTAACTACTAACTTCGTGATCAAATTTAAAATCGTCTACTATCTGAGCATCACCATCTACAACCCAAAACATTTTTGTAAAACATTTTTTAGCACCTGCTACGTGTGCTTGGTGAATTCCTTTAACATCTTTAACACGCTTTGCCATTGGGTATTGTTGTTTAAGTTTATCCCAATTACTATCAGCGTTTGCTTCACCATAACTTATAAAAACAATATCATACATTTATTTTTGTAATCCGTTAATTATTGGTTCAAGGTACTCAGCTAATTCTGCATGTACAGTTCTGTCCGGATGGCAATTATCAGGAAACTTATCATGCTGTTGCATAGTCTTAATTGTTTTTTCGTAGTCATCTACAATAGATGTAAATTCTGTTTTTTTCTCCCTCGGGTATTTTAGGAATACCTAATTCTGGTTTTTCTCTAGCAAACAACCGTAGACTGTCGCCTGCATCTTCTGTTAAATCTGGTCGACGTCGGCGTAAATGATTTACAGTTGGCCAACTACTTAACAAAGGTATATCATGTCCTAGTAGTGTTGACATCCAATCTTTTACTACATGTTTTGCGAAGGTATAGTTTGTAGTATCTACTTTACTCCAACCTTCAATTATTATCCACGGGATATTAGTTTCATCATATATACGTTGAGCGCCATCCATTGCAAGTTTTAGCAAGATGTCGTTTAATTCTTTAATACTTTTTGCATCTTTAATTGCACTATCACGTTGCTTGTAATATTTTTCAAGGTCGTACAATCCTGCTTCTGGAGGCCATTTAGAATCTCCAAGATCTCTACATGGTTCTGTTACTACCCATACAATAACATCTGGATTGTAAAATGCTGGACTAGTAAAACAAGGTGCAAGTCCAAGTGCTTCTTCAACTTTAAACAATGATTCAAAATTAGAACCACCGCCGACTCCATAATCAGCACAAGCATGACCTTTTTGACCTAAGTTATAACCAAAGCCTGGCCATACAACTTGAAATCCTTTAGGATGAGCTCCGTGAAGATATTGTTCTTTATTGTAGGGTCTAAATAATTCTGGATGATCGTTGTTTGCACAAGCAGGTCCTGGAATAATTGTACCCCACTCGCCTAGTGCATTACTATCCCCTACAATTAATATTTTTTTCATCGTGTGTTTCCATAATGGAATACTTCTACCTCTTCTGACTTATATTCTCTCCACGGATCAACTACAACACTTTCTTTATTTAAAAAGCAATAAAGTTCAGGATGTGCTAATAGTACTACTGCACTAAAAGGACCACGTTGCGGACTTGCTAACGGATCAACTTCTATGCAATGATATCCTAACTCTTTACAGTAGTGTCCAACTAGTAACGAATAACTGCCATCAGTATATGGTACTCCTGGTTTATATGCAATGCCATTTAGCAAAATTGGTAGATTACGCTCTTGTGCAATTTTTACCAAATAGTTTGCCATATTTTTAGCCTGCACTTCTCTTGCATTCATTATAGCATCAAATATGTCATATTGCAACCCCAAGTTTTGAGCCATGTAGCGTAGAGCTATATTATCTCTTGGGTGACATGCTCCTCCGTCGCCCATTCCTGCTTTCATATAACTTGGACCCATTATACGCTGATCGCTTTTGGCAAGTGCATTAGTTACTACATCAACATTAATATGTCCTTGTTTCTCTGCAACATCTTGTATCATATTAACCAATCCAATTTTTGCACTGATAAATGTATTATAAAATACTTTGATACATTCACATTCGTCCCAAGTGCCAATTTCATAGCGTGGATCATTTTCCATTATAGTTTTATAAAAATCTACAAGTTGTTTTGCATCTCCAGTTTCACTTCCGTCATCTGTACCAATCATAACCATTTCAGGATTTACCATATCCCATGCTACTGTTCCCATTGCAATAAGATACGGGTTATAAACAAATCTAGTATTAGTTACTAACGGATAAAATTCTCGGCGTACTGTGCCTGGTAATACTGTACTAATTAACACAAGCAATTGATTGTTGTTCATATGTGCATTTGCTTCACGCAATACATCAAGTACAATATCATAACCAAAGTCTTTGGGTTCTAAGTGAGCTGTGGGTTTTTTGCCGTCATAGTCTGGATGATGGGGAGTAGGTACTGCAACAAATACAATGTCTCTATTTTGAACAGTATCTTTAATTGTAGGACAAACAGTTACGCTATCACTTTTAACAGTAGTAACATCATAACCTGTTACATCATGCCCTTTGGTTGAAATGACTTCTGCACAAGGTAATCCTAATTTTCCTAACCCAATAAATCCAATCTTCACTATGTTCTCCAAT